TGCCGCCCGACCAGATAAAACGTTTCTTAGAGAGCGGATACTTGCCTATAAGGTCTATGCTCCAGTTTCACGCGCAAGCCAGGCAGGCCGATGGGCAGGATGCACCAGACGAGATAGCATTAGGCGGCACGCGTAACGCAGCCAAGTCTCACGCAGTATTAGCGCAGGTTGGGCTTGATGATTGCCAGAGGGTGCCAGGGTCCAAGTGGCTATGGCTGCGCAAGGTGATGAAGTCGGCAGCCGAAAGCATGGACGATCTTGTAATCAAGGTGTTGTCAGGCGTTGACCACGAGTACACGCCCAGCAACGGGGAGATACAGTTCCCGAATGGCAGCCGCATCCTAATAGGCGGCTTCAATAACGAGAGTGACATCGACAAATACCTGGGACTGGAATATGACGGAGTTGTCAAAGAGGAATGCACGCAGCTAAGCGATAGCAAGAATGTGAAGATCGACGGCAGTATCCGTAGCTCCATCCCAGGCTATCGAGTGCGTAAATACTACACAACCAACCCCGACGGCGTTGGCCTGTCATGGTTCAAGCGTAAATTCTACAACCCATGGAGAGAAAAGCGCGAGCAGTACACCCGGTTCTTCTTCTGTTCGTACAAGGATAATCCGTTCTGTTCGCCAGAGTACAAGCGATACTTGAACGACCTATATAAGACTAACCCGCGATTGGCGAAGGCGTGGGAGGCTGGAGACTTTGAGGCGTTCGAGGGCCAGGTGTTTTCGGAGTGGGATCGCAGCCGTCATGTTGTCAAGCCGTTTGCTATACCGGCATGGTGGCCGAGACGCAGGGCTATTGACTGGGGTTACGCTGCGCCGTTCGTGTGCTTGTGGGTAGCACGCAACCCTGACAACCGGCGCGACATCGTGTATCGGCAAGTAAGGCAGCCCGGCTTACTAGACCGTCAACAGGCTGCGCTAATCCGTGAGTACAGTGGAGACGAAACATACACATTCAGTTATGGTGATCCGTCTATGTGGGCGAAGAAAACCAGTGGAGTGGTAGTTACTAGTACGGTTGAGCAATATGCCATTGAGGGGGTGTATTTAACCAAGGGGGATAACGACCGTATTGGCGGAGTGCGCAAGGTGCATAGTGCGCTCGGCGATCTTCCAGACGGGCAGCCCGGTATTGTATTCTTTGAGGGTTTGCATATTACAGAGTCGCTGCCGGAGCTGATGAGCGACCCGAACAACCCCGAAGATGTTGACACCACCGGCGACGACCACGATTTTGACGCGCTGAAATATAGCTTGACCAACACGACAGGCGCGTCGCGCCAGCCACAGAGCAAGGAACAGTCCCCGCTGGTTGGGATAGGAGTTATTTGAGATGATAGCGGAAGCCAAGACAATTATATTCAAGAAGTTTACAGACAAAGATATTTGCGCCTTATTCACAGAGGTTGCAATATTTGTGAATGGGCGCGATATTGAATCTGTTGTAACATATCCGTCTGGCGGGATGTGGCGTTGCGATGTGTATTATTGGGGCAACTGGAAAAGTGACAGCGCCATAGAAAAAGAGGGTATATGAACACACTCCAACAACTGCAAGACGCAGCCGAAGACCTGAAGGCTATGTACTCGGGGCGCGAGTCCTTGTTCAACGACATGGAGGCGATGTACTTCATGCAGTGGGACGAGGAAGCCCAGACCCGCCGGCGCATGAAGAACGTCAAGCTAACCCTGTCGCCCGATGCACGCAATCAGCTATTAGGTGCGGTCAGGTTGATGACCGCTACCGACCCCATTTGGAAGGTGCGCGACCGCGACAGCGACGACATGGCAGACGTGGCAGATGACATCGAGCAGGCCAGCGCCGCCATGTGGGATACTGCCGGTCGTATCAGTGGCATCCCCATTCACCACGATGTGATACTTTCCGGTTTGCTGTACGACGAGGCGCACATTGCGATACAACCTACCTGGTTGCTGGCCGAGCAGTTCCCGAACAGCGCCAGGGTAAAGCGAGCCGCCAAACGCACGCCGTATCTGTTCGAGGTGTACAACCCGGCTGAGTGCTTCGCCCGCTACGACCGCTATGGTATGGCCGAACACCTGCGCTACCTTAGCGTAAGGTCTGACCGTGTAATCCGTGACTATGGCGAGGTAGCCGCTAAGGTGTTGGGCGACCGGGTAGATCGTGACATTGTGTTTCTATCCGAATACTGGACCGAGGATATGCATGCCATCTGGATCGACGGCAGCGATAAGCCCATCCTGCTGGAAGAGCACGGTATGGACTTTATCCCAATCGCCAGTACGCTGGTGTACGGCTCGCCTAACCTGTTCCAGTCCAACGATTACAGCGCAGAGAACCACGTCAACAACCCCTTCTTGTTCACCCTGCGCCAGTCTGGATTGTGGGAGCGCCAGAACCTTGCGCTTACAGTGGCCTACACGATGATGTTTGCCATTGGTGCTAATCCTATGTTCGTCTACAAGCGCAACAGCCCCGACAAGCAGGTGGAGACAGACTTCAGCAAGCCCGGCGGCATCGTGTACATTGACCAGAACGAGACTTACGAGCCGCTTACCCGCAACATCATCGACCCGGCGATGGCACAGCTCTTGTCTCTGGCGGACGAGAAGATCACCGACAGCACAATTTACAAGCAGGCGTTAGGCCAGCCGCTATCATCTGGCACGCCTTACTCTACCGTTGCATTGCTATCCCAGGCAGGGCGCTTGCCCCTGGTATCCCCGCAGCGGCGTTTATCCTGGCTGATGGGCGAGGCGATGAGTATTGCATGGCGCTGGATGCGCAACGACAAGCAGGCGTACAAGGGTAGGCAGATGGAAGTAGCGCCTATTGATATCCCCGAAGACATGGAGATCGAATGCAGCCTGGAGATCAGTATGCCGCAAGACCACCTGCAAGCGGCTAACATCGCGGGGATGCTGGCATCCGGCGAAGACCCCATGACCAGCAAGGAATGGGCAAGGTCCAACCTGTTACACATCGAGCAGTCGAGCGAGGAACAGCGGCGCATTTGGTCAGAGCAGGCGGCCAAGATGAAGCAATCCCTGTACTTTGCACAGATGGCGCAGATGGAGCAGATGAAACAACAGCAGGCCATGCAAGCGGCACAGCAACAGGCGCAACCCCAGCCACAGCCGGGGCAAGCACCACAGCAGGGTACGCCTATGTCCGGCCCAATGGGTGGGCAGTTGCCGCCCGAGATGATGGCCGCTGGAATGCAAGGGCCGGAGGTCCCGCCCGGTGAACAAGCGTGACGTAGAAGACGCATACATGACCGGCATGGTCGAATGGGAGCTGTTTGCCCAAGAGTTCGAAGCCGAATGGAACAAGCCAGACCTAGATATGCTGCTGGCGTTAGACCTATTTGCAAACCGTGACATTTACGGAGGAGTGAGCGATGGCAGTAACCTACAGCCCAGCAACGGGTACACCGACGGACGCGATCTTGAACTATATCAACGCCCCGGCATGGGTGCGGAGAATATACCAGACGGCGCAGGCTACCAACCGGGCGCAGCCACAGCCCAGCTCCCCATATAACCAGGCTTACGGCAACCCGACGATCAGCCCGTTTGCCCTGCAGCCCTTTCAGTATGGCGGCAGTGACACACCGCTCCCAGCGCCATCGTCACCGCCTGCGTACAACTACCCGCGCGAACCTGGCGGCGCATCGGCTGGGTTATCGCCTACGCCACGCGTGCCCGGTGTGCCAGGTGTAACTCCCGGCCCTTGGGCGTCTGGCTACGTTGCTCCATCTGTGCAGTACGGCGCGCCAACCGCAGCGGTCAATGCTCCAGGTGCCAGCGGTGGCACAGGTGCGGGCCCCGATTGGCTAACTAGCACAGGCATTTGGCGAGACTTCCAGGCCGGGCCGGTGCAGCAGAGTCGAGCGGCAGGGCTGGATGATGTGACCGGTTTCTCTCGCTGGTACTTCAACGAGTATTTACCGGCGCAAGAGCGAGGGTACGCACCGTTGCGCGCTCGCATCCAACGGGCAGGGGTACGGCGCAACGAGAGCGGCGGAGGCGGCACAGAAGCGCAACCCTTAGAGGTGCAATCCCTGAGATACAATCCCCCGCCTACGTCCTGGCGGATCGGAGGTTAACCGCTTGGCTAAGTGGTGGGAGTACGGCGGATACGTTGACCCGCAGACTGGCCGCTTTGTAGGCAGCCAGCCTGTAACGCCGTCTTATGGCGGCCAGCAACAGCAAGTCACCGATGGATACCTGACGCCCGGGCAGGCGCAGCCGACACGCCGGACTGTCACCTATTGGGAAGACCCGAAGAACGTAGTCGCACAGTACAACGCCATGAAGCGCCTGGGCGTGAGCGCTTTGCCCAAGGACGTTGACCCGAACGTAATCAACACGGCGTACCAGTATTTCAAGTGGGCATACCAGAACGCACCCGACTACACCTGGAGCGCACTCCCCGACCAGGACCCCGGCAACGAATACCTGCGCCAGCTCGCCACGCCGTCGGTCACTAACTGGTGGGAACAGCCGCAACCTAATTACCAGGTGGCCGAGCCATCGCGGCTAACGCCCATCGTACCGGAGCCAGCCGCCAACCTATCGCCAACCGAGAAGATGTTGCAACGCATCTTCTCGTCCCCATTGGTGCAGTCACCGCTTGCCAAGGCAGCCGCGGCACAGGAAGAAGGCGAGCCGGAGCCGTGGTTCGTCAAGCTGCTGAAGGTAATCAACATCCCGTATGAGCTGACAGAGCAGACGGTCGGTCTTGGAACTGCACTCCCTACCCTGCTATACCAGCAAGGCAAGGCGAAGGGTCTCGAAGGCATTGGCGATGTGCTATCAAACCTGGATAACTTATGGCGCGCCGGTCGTTATACGATGGAGTCCAACCGTGACCCCTCGGAAATATTCCTGCCGTTCACCGCTCTGCCAACGCGCAACGCCACAACCGATTCGCTTTTAGATATTTATGAAACGATTAAGAATAATCCAAACATAACTACCGAGCAGATGGACGAGGCCATGCTGCAGAAGTATGGCATCGAGGGCATGGGGCGGGATATTGTCGGTAGCATGGTACTCGACCCGCTAAACGCGTTCGGCCTGGTCGCCAAAGGCGTAACGAAGCCGCTGGTACTGAACCGTATCATCCGTAACCCCGTCGCCCGCGAGATGCTTGATGTGGCATTCAAGGGTAGTGGCGGCGGCGTGTTCGAGGGCTTGCAGAAGTACGGTACGCTGATGCGCGGCGAACCCGGCGTTGAGTCGATGGATAACCTGACCCGTTGGCTGACCGGCGTCACTAAAGCAGGCGACCAGTTCCCGCTGAAGATTATGCAGGCCAGCGACGCAGCCACCAGACTGGGCGGCAAGTTAGGCAAGCTGAATAAACCCTTGGGCATTGCGGCGACCACGGCTATCGGTGGTGGGCTTGGCTACCTGGGCTTCGGCCCTATCGGCGGATTGGTTGGCGCAGCCATGTACGGGCCGCAGGGGGCGCGGGGATTATCCTACCTGCTGAACCTGTCACCGCAGGCCAGGGCAACAGAGCTAACCAACATTGGAGCGAATGGCGCAACCGTCCTGCTATCCAGGGCAAAGAACGCAGACGAGGCATACCGCATCAGTCGGTCACTTGCCAAGATGGACATCGAGAACGCAGGCGAATTGTCCATGAAGTTCATGGATGCACCCGAAGGTAAGGCCATTGGTATGATGTACCGAGGCCTCGCCCCCACGGTGGACAACCTGCAAAAGTCCTACATCGACACCGCACCGCAGCGGGCGTTGCTCGACACGATAGCACAGGCCACCGGTAAAGAGACGCACGATATCCTGAAGCAGATCGGCGATGCCGGTAACGCCGACATATTAGCACGCCAGTTCTCACAGGCCACCGGCCAGGCTATCACCGGCAAGACATTGCAAGACGCCTTCGACTTGTTCATCAAGGACGGCAAGCCATATAACGACGAGATGGCAAAGCACGAATTGTACGTTGCCATGATCGAACATGCCAACCGTTATGCCACCGACATCATAGGGGTGAAGCCGGATACTAAGTTCAACCGATTGGGGCAGGCTATCAAGGCGGCGCAGTCATTCGTATTGCTGGGGCTCAACCCGGTGTACGTGATGAACAACTTTATCGACAACGTAGCGAGCATGGCGGCCACCGGTGTCATGCGCTACAACAGCCCGACCGAGCTGCGCGAGTTCTGGCGCAGGATGGGCATCAACCCCGAGCGCTTGCGGGCAGGCTTTGGGCCAGCATCAGCCGGCGGCGAAGAACTGCTGAAGGATGCGTACCGCCCACTGAGAGAAGCCATCACTGCCGGAGACAACATCGACAAAACCACCAACGCAATCCAGAACCTATCCGGGCGCATCGGTATCTTCTCCCGCATGGCAGGCAAGATCGAGCAGGCCAGCAGCGCCCAGGCCATGACCACAGCGGCGCGCCAGTTCTGGAATAGCAACTTCGACCGGGTGATCCCGTCTGTGCCGCCCGAGTTGAAGGCGATGTTGGATCGCATTGACCCCGACCTGGCGCGTGTGCTTGACATGGCGGTACGCGGCGGCATGAACCCCAAGGAAGTCACCGACGCCTTGCAAATGGGCTATGCCAGGGCTACGGTAGATAGCTTTATTCCTGAATTGGCGCAGCGTTACGGGCTGGATAGTGGGTTACTGCGGGATAAGTTGGATGCGTTTGGGGCGACTGATTTTATCCGCGAGAAGCTGAACGCCAAACCAAACATGACCGACCAGGAATTGCACGGGGTATTCAGCGACCTGCACAAGAAGATACGCACCGACCTGAACGAACAGCACGCCAGGGAATTGCCGCTCATCGAGGAGAGCGCATTCAACGACGTGACCGGGCAGGGCGTGCAGTCTGCTGTGTACCTGTCCGATCAGGCCATGATTGACATGTTCCAGACCCGCTCGTCAACGCTCACCGCATGGGGCGACCTGTTCAGGCAGCTTGATGAACAGTACGTTGCGCCTGATGTAAGAGCCGAGATGATCCGGCGGCAGCGTGAACTTGTTGACGAACAGTACACCCGCTACCGAGAGCGAGACGCCGCCAGACTGGAAGGCATTCGCCGGGCAATGGGCTACAGCGACCAGTCGAAGTCGTGGGTGGAGCGGCGCATAAAGCAGCACGACAACTGGAATACATTCCATAAGCAGAAAGAAGAACTGTACGCCGAGTTCTTCAAGCCCGGCAAGTGGAAGGACAAGAGCGAGAGCAGCGCAGCCTGGAAGATATTACAGCAACAGGTCCAACAACTATACAACCAGGTATCCAACGAAGACCTGAGATTGCAAGGCGAGATGGATGCCATAGCCGTGCGCCTGACAGCCGAGCAGATGCAGGGACACCCGCTACTGCCGCAGATTGTTGAGCGTGTAGGCCAATGGCGTACTCGTATGCTGGCCGACCGTCAGAAGATGTACGAGGAAACGCTGCGCTTCCATGATGACTTGAACAACGGTAACTACAACTACGAACAGCGGCGCGCATTGCAAGAGCAGTTCTACCAGGGCAATCTAATCCCCATGTACGGGCAGCGGATGCAGTCCGAGATAGACGAGCTGAACGCAATCGTAAGGGCAACCGGCGGGCAGGCTGATACTACGCCCACGCCGGATGTGCCACAAGGGCCACCGCCCAGCGTACCGAATGTTGACCCCATAGCCGACGACCTCGCCCGCTACACCGACGAGACCCTGGTAGAGTTCGCTGGCAAGACACAGGCAGAGTATGTAGCAGAGGCGCAGGCGTTACAGAACGTGACCACAGCCCGGCAGGTGGCTACTGAGTACGGCGTAACCGGCCAGGCGCAGGACATCGTGCTGGCTAACATCATCCGCAAGTACGGCCCACAACTGGACGACGATGCATTGAAGGCAGAGGCGCAGGTAATCATCGACGCTATGCCAGAAGGACGGATGAGCTACCAGGACGGCACGCTTATGGTCGGCGGCGCATCGCCTGACCTGGTGCGTGCCGTGCTGGAGAAGCGTAAGCAGTTGAAGGGCGCGGCGCAGGAGGTTCAGGAAGCTACAGAGGCTACCTTGGGCGAGGTTGCCGAGGTTCCAGAAGCGATTGCGCCGCGTCCCGTCGAGCCATCCACGCCACCGCCGCCCGCTGAAGTAGTTCAGGCCGTGACCGAAGTCAAGCGCAGGGAAGTGACGCGCAAGCCGGTCAAGACCAAGGCGCAGGCGGTCAAGGAAGCCGCGCCGATTGCCACCGCATCGCCCGACTTCCCGCAGGAATTGCTCGACAAGATCGCCAGCGAGAAGCCGGGCAAGTGGGGCTACACTAAGACGCAGGTGGAGTACATAGCGAAGGCGCTTGTTGATAAGGCGAATACATTTGCCGATAACGAAGCACGTATAGCAACACTCGCATCGAAAGCATTCGAGGATGTAACGCTAGACGACTTTGGCGGCGCACTTATCATCGACGTTCCAGGTGGCGGGCGCATAAACATTACGACTGTCCGCGGCTTGAACAACGCACACAAGGCTATCACTGGCAAGCCTATCCCTAGATGGGAGAATGTTCCGGTTGCCAAGGTAACTAGATTTTCATCGGGGAAAACTGCGCTAGAGCGCCAGACTGCCATTGCGACAGATTACCAGGACAGTTTCTACGCTGCTATACGGTTATATGGCACACCAGAGGCAGCGGCCACAGCGATACGCGATCAACTATCCAGGAATATCGAGGGCGTGGACACATACCAGGCGCAACGTGTTTTGGAAGAACTAGATAGAACCGTTGCGATGGGGCCGAGAGCCAATGAGACCGCAATCGAGAATGCCAAGGCATACCAAGGCGGCAAGCTATTCCAAGGCACGCCCACCACCCTGGACGACACCATCCCCCCCGCCCGCCAGTCCCGCGCCACCATCCGCGCCGCATCACTTGCCGCAGGCGAACAGCCCGCAGTTGTCGATGCAACGATGGCAATCTGGGATAGCATAGCGAACTGGTGGGCGAAGCAGCAGCCTGGGCGCACGCCTGACGACTGGTACGCAGAGAGATTGGCCGGGGTGCAGCGGGGAGTGGGAGGGACGCTACAGCAGGCAGAGACACTCGCCCCCACGTTCTACTCGCATCTTGGGCGCACCGTTGAGCAGAAGATGGCGAACCGCATGGACGCGCAGGCGTTGCGCTCGATGCTGGCGAACAACGGCGTGAAGCCGGACGAATTGAAGTGGACTGGACTGGATGAGTTCCTGGAAGCCAAGACCACCGTCACCAAGAAGGAAGTGCAAGAGTGGCTGGCGCAGAACGAGGTGAGGGTTGAGGAGGTAGTAGCCGATCAAGCCACCAAGTACACCTCCTACACCCTCCCCGGCGGGCAGAACTACCGCGAGTTGCTGCTGACGCTGCCGCCACCAAAGAGCCGTGTGTCTAGTGAGTACCGCGTAGTGGAAATGACTTATGACGACGGGAGCGTAAGATACTTCGCGACAGGCCCAAACCATCGGTCAAATGCCATGCGCACACGGGCAGAGGCGGAGGCAGAACTAGCGAGGATTGTTCCTGATTACGAAAAGATAGATATAAATAATCAGTCCTACCAATCCCCCCACTGGTCAGAACCCAACGTCCTGGCGCATGTCCGCTTCGATGATCGCGTTGACGCCGACGGCAAGCGCGTGTTGTTCATCGAGGAGATACAATCGGACTGGCATCAGGCGGGGAGGGAGAAGGGGTATGCGAAAACAAAGATTACAGAGGATGATCTACCGCCGGGATACAGGCTAGAACGCGCAGATGTATCTATCGACATGATGGAGCAGGAATTAGAGGATAGCAATATTCGGATTGTTCAAAGCGAAGGCGGAAGATGGAGGGCGGAGAGTAACAATGGAACGCTGCTAAACGGTCGCCATTGGGAAAATCGCGCTGATGCAATTCGCGACGCATATCAAGGGACAGGCCCAGAAATAAAAGAGGGCACAGACTTATGGATTATCCGCGACAAGTACGACATGGTTTGGGCTTCCGATAGCAGCAAACAGGCAGTACTAGATCAACTAAAAACAAAGGTAAACGAAGGCGCAGTTCCCCCCGCTCCCTTCGCTAAGACCTGGCCCGACCTCGCCATGAAGCGCATGATCCGCTGGGCAAGCGAGAACGGCTACGACCGCATAGCATGGACGACCGGCAAACAGCAGGCGGAGAGGTACAACCTGGCGAAGCAGGTGGACAGCATAACGTCCCAAAGACTTGATGATGGTAGATTTACTATTGAGGCACACAAAGGCGGGCGCAGCAGGCAGTATAGACTCTTAGAGAGAACTGTATCTGCGACCGAATTACCGGATATTGTTGGAAAAGAACTTGCGGAAAAGATTGTCAATTCGGGCGATACCATAAACGTATGGCAAGGCGACGATCTTGCCGTTGGCGGCTATGGTATGCGCGGCTTCTACGACGAGATACTCCCGGCTACCGTACAGAAGTACATCAAGAAGTGGGGCGGGAAGGTCGGGGAGACGGATGTAGTCAATAAAGCTACCGTTGGAAAAGAAAAGGCCGGTAGTTGGTACGTAGATTACGTAGCAAGTGACGTTTCAAATCCTCGCCGATGGTTCGCTACAGAAGCAGAGGCGAAGGCATTCGCCAATAACCAGGGATTGTCCGTCCACTCCTTCGACATCACCCCCGAGATGCGTAAGTCTGCCCTGCTGGGACAGCCGCTATTCCAGAAGACCCGCGGCGCGGTTGACTTCCTGTCCGATGGGCGCGCCATGATCTACCTGATGAACAGCGACCCGTCCACCTGGGTACACGAGACGGCGCACATCTTCCGGCGCGACCTGCAAGCGCGTGACATGGATACCGTGATCCGCTGGCTGCGCAAAGACCACGGACTGAAGGTGACGCACCAGGACGGGCGCTTTGTGGGCGCGGGCGAAGTCGAATACCGGGGGCGCAAGATGGGCGCAGCAGAGGCGGCGGAGGAATACTTCGCCACCGGGTTTGAGCAGTATCTACGTGAAGGCGTAGCCCCGAACAAGGCGCTTGCCCGCGTGTTCGAGCAGTTCAAGACCTGGATGGCGAGTGTCTACGCCAGGCTGCGCGGCGATCCGTTGGTGAAGTTGAATGACGAGATGCGTGAGTTATTTGCCCGCGTGCTGGATGGTTCGGACGAGGTAAGCGTAGAGGGCGGAACAGTGTACCGGGGCAACTTCCCCACCGCAGAAGGCGCACCGAACGCCCGCTGGTTCGAGACCGATAACGGCCCTTCCCGCCTGCTGCACGCAGAGCCGGACGGCACATACAACTACCAGCGCAACGGCGGCGAGATCGACCGACTATACCAGGACGATGCGCCCGATATGATAAGCAACCCAATGGGTACGGTTGCCAACCCTGAACCGCTGCGCGGCGAAGGCATGGACGAGTTTTACAACGAGCGACTATTGCCCCTGCTGAATGACCTGGAAATGGGCATGACCGGCCCGAAGGCCAAGGTAACAGGCTCATTCAATGGGCGCACGCTTGACCCCGAATCGCAGCGCGCCGTCACCGCTTACTTAGAACAGGTGTACAACGCGCAAGGCGACCTGAAGATGGGCGCACTCAGGCATGGTGAACAGCGCAGGGACTTCGCCCTGTTGAATTACTCACGCCGCTACGGGTGGGACAACCTGGCGCAGACGGCATACCCTTACGAGTTCTGGTACACTCGCAGCGCATTGAAGTGGGCAATGCTGGCACTCGACAAGCCCGCTATCCTGGCGAACTACGCTCGCTTGCGCAACATGATGTACGAGATGGACAAGCAGGAAGGCTTCCCGCGGCGGCTGATGGGCAAGATGAAGATACCCCTACCCTTCTCTGTACCCTGGTTGGGCAACGGCATATATGTTGACCCGCTCAGACAGTTCTTCCCGATGGCGAATATCATCCGCCCGTTTGAGGCGGCCAGCGAGAAGGCCACCGAAGTGGAGCGCGCCGCAGAGTACACCGTGATGGAGATGGTAGCCGACGGGCAGATCAGCGAGAAGGAAGCCACCACGGCCATGACCACCCACACCGGGCAGGTCTGGCAGGATGCTATGGCGAAAGCCGCCGGTGACGTGGAAGGCGAGTTAGCCAACCCGTTTGACTTTGTGCAGGCGATGGTGGGCACGTCCCTACCGCTATCCTGGGGGCGCAACCTGGCGGCTGGCAAAGAGAACTGGATGAGCGAGCTGCCCGCCACCCGACTTATCAAATCGGTAACGTCACTCGTCAAACCTGGCGGCGTGAACATCGAAGCGCCCTTCCGCAAGGCGCTGGGCTTGCCGGTGGATGGCAACGAGTTCTGGGGCTACTACGTGGATCGTGAGCTGGCAAATATGGCGGCGCTTGGCGAGGTGGAGGTACAAGAGGCGCTGGACGCCATGATGACCAGGCAGGGTGACGCCTACACCAAAGCTCTATCGCGGGTCGGAAAATATCAGGCCGCCCGTAACATTTTCGGAAGCGTGTTCCTGGACTTCTTCCCCGAAGGCGAGCAGCGCCAACGCTCGCTTATGCTGGAGTTTAGCAAAGCGGCAGAGGCCGGTAAACTTACGGACTTCTTCGACAAGTATCCCGAGTACGAAGCGCGCATGTTGCAGAACAGCTTTGACGACCCCGAGGAACGCTTACGCCGCTACATGCGTTCCCGCATCTGGGAGCGATACTACGAGCTGCCCGAGCTGCAACGCAAGATTGTGGCCGACGACCTGGGCGATCTATTCAAGGATGCGTTCCTAAACAAGTCAACCCGCAGCTACGACAGCATCAAGACGGACACCTTGCAATATTGGGCACAGCGCATGGAAGCGCACATGCCCGACAGTCTGAAGAAAGATATGCAGGAAGCGCCCATTGAGATGCCAGAGCAGGGCGTGACGGACGCCTACGGCATGTACAAACAGCAGCGTGACGCGCAGTTCCCCGGCATCTACGAGATCCAGAACCTTTTCTACACGCTGCCCCCCGCCATGCAAGAGCGCATCCGCGGCGAGTTCCCGCAACTCAGCGAGTATTACCGCTGGCGCGACCGCCAGGTATACGCTAACCCGGAATTGGCGCAGTACGTGGCTCAGGAAGAATACCGCGGCCTCGATCCGGCGCTTGTCAAAAAGATTATGACCTATCGCGTGGGCGTGGAAGACCAGTTCCCCGGCTTCTTGCAGATGCAAGACGAATACTACGCACAACCGGATGGCGTATCGCGGCGCTCGTACCTGGCGCAGCATCCTATCCTGAAAGCGGCATGGGATTGGAAACGTTTCTACCTGGCGCAGAACCCGGAGATCGTGACCTACGTCAAGAGCGACGAATACTTAGTTGAGGGCGTGCTGGGTAAGTACTATCAGAGCAAGTACAACATCGACCAGTGGCAGGCCATTACCCCCGAGCAGTTCAGCCCGGCGCTATCGACTCAACTAATGGGCTACTTCTTCGCAGGCCAGCCGCTTACCGGTGGAGCCAAGTCTGAATTGCGCATGTTGTGGGAGCGCGCAGGCAGGCCGGGCGGTAACTATGATTGGTACGTGCAGAACGTGATCGGCGCGAACCTTTACGGCGTGGGGCAGTAATAAAAAACTAAAGCGTAAATATTTACGCTGTGGTAATATGCAAATCAGAAAGGAGATAGTCTATATGAGTGACCAGTCAGAGGCCCCGATCCAGTCTCCAGGGCAGGAGACGCCGGACAACGGCCAGCCAAAGTACATTACTCAGGATGAACTCAGCCGCTTGTTACAGGAAACCGAGAACAAGGCATTCCAGCGAGCGCAGAGTTTATACGACAAGGGTCAAGGCAAGGTGCAAGCGGAACTGAAGCGGGTAAACGATAGCATCGAGCAAATGCGCAAGCATGGCATCGACGTACCACCCGAAAAAGTAAAGGCCATGCAAGACGAGGCCGTCCGCACCGCACTAACCGAAGCGCCACCAGAGGAACACAAGATTGCGCCACAGTCTAAAGTTTCCGCGGACGCAGCCCCGGACCCGGTGACAGCCGAAGCATGGCGGATGATGAAGGAAGCCGGTGTTGTTCTTGACGAGAGCGACCCAGAGATGAGCAAGCTAGACCAGGAACACGGCCCGTACAAATTCCTCCAGTCCGTTGAAGCGGCTATCGCAGACAAGCAGAGACGACTACTCTCCCAGACGAAATCACCCGAAGCCCGCTTGCCGGGCATCACCGGCGGGTCGCCTGGAGCGTCCGTTGAAGCAATCACCAACCAACTGGCAGAACTCCAGCGCAACCCAACCGCGAACATTCAGAAGATTCGCGAGTTGTCGGCGCAACTAAAGAAGGTGTTGCCGACCTCGTAACGAGGTGAAACATGGCAATTCAAACCACGTCTAACCTGACCAACAGCATCCGTACTCAGTACGTGGCGGATTACCTTTCCGCCGCTTACGGTCAGCGTTTGTACGATCAGCTTGCCATCCCTGTTCCGTCGATCAGCATGAACGACGCCATCAAGGGATCGGCTGTGCAGTACGATTTTCTGTCGAGCATGACCCCTGGTACATCAACCATCAGCCAGTCTGCCGACATTACCCCGCAAATCCTGCGGGATGCGACCGCTACCGTCACTCCGACCAGCCGCGGCGAAGCGTTGCAGTGGACAGAAAACCTGGAGATTCAGGCGTACACCAACTACGGCGCAGAGCGCATGAAGAAGCTGGGCGAGAACATGATGGAGTCGGTTGATCTCCTGGCGCAGGCCGCAGCCTGCCAGGGAACCTGGGTAGAGCGGGCCGCGGCACGCGCCTCCCTGGACGCCGGAACTTCCGGCCACCGCGCTTCGGATGCCATCTTTGGCAAGTACCAGTCGATGTTACTGGAAATGAAAGTTCCCGGCTTCATCAACGACATGGGCGAAGCAAACACCTGGGCTGCGATCATGCACCCGTATGTGTTCCACGATGTCCTGGAAAGCGGCAACGTGGACAGCATCGGTCTCTACCAGCAGGCGGGCATCCACCTGAATTACGAGTTAGCCAAACTTGGCGCTTTCCGCCTGGTTGTCAGTCCCTACGCTAAGGTGTTTGGCTCGGCTGGCGCGGCTAACGGTACTGCCGTTGCCACCACGCTGGCGAGTGCAGCCAGCGCCCTTGACAAGACCTTCGTTACCGCGTCGGACGTTTCCGCGAATGTGGCGGTTGGTCTTCACTGGACTATCGGTACCGTCGAAACCGGCAACACTTTCTACCCGACCAACGAGCGCGTACGCAACGTCTCGGCCAGCACCACGACCATCACCTTCATCGGCCAGGGCGAGAATGGCGGCTTCCGCTTCGATCATGCTGCGGGCGCTACCGTAAGCAATGCCGACTCCGTGTACACCATCGTGTTTGGTGGACCTGGTTCGCTGGTCAAGCTGTTCGCTCCCAGCGTTGGTGAGTACGGCTCTGTGGTTGGTCCCAAGCTCAGCGGTATCGCAGACCAGTTCAGCACCGTTGCCTGGAAGTTCTACGGAAACTACGGGCGCTTGCGCGAAAACTCGTTGCTGCGCTTTGAGTGTTCGACCTCGTACGAGGCATAGGAGGTATTCAGATGCCTTACCCTTCAACCCAAGCTTCTACCGGTATGCCGACCTGGGAGGGCCGTGCGGTCGCCGTCGATGGCAATGGCTTTATGACGGACATCGCTTTCACCCACAAGGTTGTCGCCAAGACCGCAGCCTACACCGTTCTGGCGGCAGATAGCGGCACGATCTTTACCACCCGCGGCGCAACCGCTGCTGTGACCTTCACTCTGCCTACTACCGCAACGACCGGCCTGACCTACTTCTTCTTCAATGTAGTGGATCTGGACATGACCGTCGCTTCCGGCACCGCTGATACGGTGGTCACAAAGAACGATGCCGCCGCCGACTCGGTGGCTTTCAGCACCACGTCCCTAAAGATTGGCGGCGCGCTGATGGTCGTTGGTGACGGAACTGGCTGGCTGGCGTTTGCCCTGTCCACAAACACGGCAACCGTAGCAACCTAATCGACCTTACAGGGGGAGGGTTGCCCCTCCCCCAACTTCTAACATGCGAGCGTTTATTATCGGCAATGGGCCAAGTCTAAAGCCTGAGCAACTGGAATTGCTGAAAGGTGAAACAACCTACGCCTGCAACCGAATAGACCTGATGTATCCACGCACGTCCTGGAGGCCGTCTGCCTATGTGCGAGTAGAAGGGGCGGACGTTCTCAACGCGTTCGCTTGGCGGCAATCTGTGCAGACCCACCTCGACCTGGGTATCCCGTGCTATATGTCCGGGTACTTCAAGGACGCAGCCAGGGGATACGATAACTACCGCGAAGTAAAACACTGTCACCACCACATGCTCACGTTTATGAGCGACGATCTGCCAACTGAGTGGCACATGCCACAGATATGCCAGTATGGTGGCAGCTCCATCGCCGCTATGCAGATTGCCATAAACAACGGGGCTGACGAACTGTATCTTCTGGGGTGTGACCTGAACTACAGACCCTACGGCACAAGCCACTTCGACCCCAATTATGAACACGGCTATGAATGGCCGGCGCATATCGCCAACCGTACAATATTATGGGCGTACATTTGTGGCATAAACTATTATGCCCGGCGCGGGCTTCCGTTCCGCGTGACGAATTGCACAGTAGGCGGCGATCTGCACCTGTTCCCGCGCGCCAGGTTGGAGGATGTTCTGTGAAGAAACGGGTATGGGTTATCGGCAACGGGCCGAGCCTGAACCACACCCCACTGCACGACCTGATTGGCGAGGACTGTTTCGCCATGAACGGGATATGGCGCATCTACGACAAGACAGAATGGCGACCGACGCACTACTTTCTGATTGATTTCAGTCCGAAGTCGCCTGTCGCATGGCGCGACCCGATTATCATCCATCAAGCAATGGGCATCCCTATGTGGCTGCTGGACATTTATAAAAATGGTTTTCCGCCTGGGCACGCCAACTTTGAAGACCTGCCCTGGGGTAATGGGGTGGGAAATTTGCCAGACACTACCTGGGTACCGCGCTGCAAGCAGCATCATTTTTATTACGCCGGAAACTCGAAGTCATTGCAAGAATGGCATTTACCAGAGTTATGCACCGGGCTAAACACCATCGGGACTATGATGCAGGTGGCGGTGCTGTTGGGGTATGATGAAATCTACCTGCTGGGCTGTGACCTGGGGTTTGTTTCGGACTGGAATAAAAATTACTTTGACCCGAATTACAACACCTGGGAGAGCCGGGATCTGCACGACCACTACAACAAGCAGGCATTACAGGCGCACCAGGTGGCCAAGAAGTCAAGCCCTATCCCGATCTACAACTGCACCATCGGGGGCAAACTGGACGTGCATCCACGCCGCGAGATGCAAGCCGTATTGAATGGCGAGTACGAACGGGATTACGAAAACGAGGACTGATGAAAAGAGCCTGGATCGTTCCCGCGCATAACCGTCGAGGAGGTATTGAGTGGACATAATAAACGCAGCGCAAAAACTGAACACGCCCGAGCTGCGCTCGGTTCGTTCGCTGCTGGTTAATCTAAAGCGCGAGAACAACGAGTTAAAGCAGTACGTGGCACAGTTAGAAAAAGAACTGGAGGAACGCAATGGCGAGAGACTACAACCCGGACAAGGAGAGCCACCGGGATCACGA